CAAGAGATATTACTAAATACTGCAAAGACAAACACAGACCTGTATACGGCTTTCCAAAGAGCGCAAGCAGAGAGCTCTAAGCCTGTTACTTTCAGAAAAAGCCTCAGCGGATTTCCAGAAATAGGCTTTCGCAAAACTAGCTCATCAGGAAGTAAATCACCCGTGTTCTTATCTATCTATAACTTGATAAATAATAAGTATAGCGCAAGTTTTATGGGCTTCCCTGCAAAGGACTATAAGAAAGCGCAAATATGGGAGGTAGATGAGAATGTGAACTTCTTTAATCGTGAGATTACAGATGCTTATCTTGATGGTGGTAGCGTTGTGCAAAGCAATGCAACCAGTAGCAAGTCTCCTATATACTATGCACGTGTGCCTAAAAAATCACCTGTAAATAAAAAGAATAAGCTTGGTGCAGTAAAATCAGCAACAGACAATATCGCAGAAGCGAATAAAGAGATTGCAGTGATTAAAAGGTTTCACAACTGGGTGGTTTCGTGCAATCCTCATTTAGCAGAAAGATACAAGGTGCAGCATGGTGAGTATCGCACATTGGAAACAGCCATTACATATAATGGCGTGCGTTACACCAAAGACACTCCAGCATATCGCAAGGCTAGATTTGTAAACACTCACCAGGAGTATTTGAACAAGGTAGATGCTATATTCTACTTCATCTTTAATCAGTTCATTATTGGAATGGATTCATTTGACAAGAACATGAGTACCGCCTTTGACGATATAGAATTGAATACAGATGGAAGTGTGCGAAAAGCGACTGCACGTCTATTTGAACGTGATACAGACTCTCAAAGTATGTTCAACAATTCGGGTGTTTTAGCCTTTAAGTATTGGGCTGAATGGAACGACGCCTTCAACCCATTAACTGGTGAAACAGAAGCCATTCAGGGTGAAGTTTTTGACAACGACAATAACGCTTGGCAACCCAAACTTACATCAGGCTTTTCGCCTGTCTTTAATGGTCGTTTATCAGGCTTAATAGACTTGATACACGAATGTTGGAGCGATGATATTGCAACGATGTATAAGGCTATGAGAGATGCAGGATTGAACGCAACCTACATGTTTAAACGCTACCAAGACTATTGGAAAAAATGGTGTGAAAACCTCTACAATGCAGATGCAATGGGTTATGCTAATACTGGACATTTCACAAAAGCTTATGGTGATAAACTTAAGCTAATGGAATATTTCTTAACGAAGCGTTCACGCTATTTAGATAGCAAATACTGTTGTGGTTCTAGCGTTGTAAACAACTTGCGTTTGCGTTTGTATGAAACTGGAAAAGGTTTAGCAATAAAGCATTATTCACCTATGTATGCGAGTGTACAATGGGGTGCAAACAACTTCTCTACTGTAAGAAGTATAAAGGGTGAATATGGTCTTTTGCCTTTTGGTTTTACCAATCCTCAAGATGCTACTTTCGACATCGACGATGCCGACATGATCACTGACTTAAAAACATACTCTACAAAGGCAAGTGGAGATGTAATATATCATGGCTTAGAGGGTTTAGGTGATTTTAAATTTGACCAGAACATGACACTTTTAAAATCACTTGAGGAACTGATAATGAACTACTCTGAAGAAAAGCCAAACACCAATGAGAGAGGCGTGTCTTTCGACCTCTCAAAGTGCGGAATGCTTAAAAAGGTAATCGTTCGAAACGTTGTGAATCTTCGAAGCCTCATCAATCTTTCAAGTGGTGTTCTTCAAGAAGTTGATTTTTCAGGCACACCTATAAAAGGTGTTGTAATGCCAGAAAACAGTTCACTTACAAAGTTGGTCCTACCTGAAAGTATTACCACACTTAAGCTAAAGGGCTTAACCTCGCTCAAAGAGGAGAATTTAAAACTTGCAGGCATTTCAAATATCGACACCTACGAGTTCGCAAATTGTCCTAAAATTAATGGATTGGAATTGCTCCAAAAGATATATAAGGCAGGTGCTCCGCTTTCAAATGTAACCCTTGGAGGAGTTGATTTTACAACCTCTGATGTAGCGTTTATCGCTAAACTTGCAGAAGTTGGTGCAAACGTAACTGGTAAAATCACCTTCACTTCAAATGTGAAGATAACGTATGAACAAAAGCGTGCGTTTGTGAAAGCCTGGGGCGACATTGACGATGAATCAAATAAGCTTTATATATCTTATGAGAAGTTCGCTGTGACAAACATATACATCAGTGGTGAGCTTTACATTGCATCGCCTAAAGATGTTCAGCTTTACGCAGAAGTTCGACCAGAGCGTGGAAATAACATCAAGTCTTTGCGTTGGAGCATTTCTGAAAACAACTTTGCGACAATAGACGAAGATAAAGGTGTTCTAAAAGTAAGACGTGTGGGCAATGAAAGTGATTTGCCAAAGCCTGAAGCACAGGTGAAAGTGACTGCTCATTTAACTGATGGAACGATCTTAAATGCAACTGAAGTTGTAGGCTTCTATGAGCGAGGATTAGCACTTGGTGACTACGTTTATAGCGATGGAAGTTTCTCAAATAAACTTCGAAAGGATTTAACTGTTGTAGGTATTTGCTATTACATCTCAGAAGACAAAAACGACAGACGAATCTTGTCTTTGGAGCAAATCAGAGACACCGCAGGTATAGATTTGTTCAGAGCACCATTCTCAAATGTGCAGCTTACAGACAAACCAAGTTATCCTGTGCATTTTGTGCCAGGCGTGAAGCAAATCAACTCAGAAGCTGAAGCTAGACGCTATGATGGCTTATCACTTTTAGCATCTGACACGCTAGACCATCGAGCAGGTGAAAAGCTACCTGTAGGAAAGATAGATACATTGCTTACAATAAAGCATCGTGATGTGATTCTGCAAGATAGCGGTGTTAATTTGCCTATACCTGTTGCAAATAGCGTTGGTAGCGAATATAATAACTTGCTTTCGCTGATGAACATCCATCGTCCTCGAAATAATAACGAAGTAGATGAAAGTATCGCAGCTTATTATTATCCTGCATACTCGCTTTGCTATGCTTTTGAACCAGGCTTGAAAGGACATAATGAAAGCCTCAGCGCAACCTTTAAGGCGCACGAGTGGTATTTACCTGCAGTTGGTGAAGCCATCTATATTATGGAGGAATACCTGAAGGCAGAAAGCGGAATATTTGCGCAAGCAATTAGAGATGGTCTTTTCTCTTTGATGAGCTTTACAGTGAACTCAAATGGGGTGAAAAATACACCTTTGCTTTGGACTTCTTCACAGCGTGTGAACTTTGGAAGAACAAACAGTGTGAGGACACTTCGTGTTGAGCAAAAATCACCAACAGCAAGAGTAGCTGAATGCTTTGAAGTGAATTATAACTATAGTAATAACTTTAGAATACAGGTGCTCCCTGTATGTCAATTTTAATTAGTAAAAAACAAATATGAAAATTACACAATCAACAAAACCTGTAAGAGTTTGGACTTCACGTCAATATGGCTTACTTGTAGTATCATTCTCAGCTTTCATCGAGGAAAAAGAAGGTATTTTTACTTGTGAGTTCTTACAACTCGAACCTGGAGAATGGGGGTACGATAAAGTTCTTGAAAAACTCATTCGTGAGAAGTATTCGCAATCAAAGGTAGAAGCCTTGATTTGCAACTACTTAAGCGAAGATGGATTGAAAGAGCATGAAAGCGAGTGGAAAGACTTCCAGGAGTATCGAAAGAAGGCTAAAAAGGAAGCAAAAGAAATCTTTGAGTATGGAAGTAAGGAACTTCATTTAGCTGTTTAATTTGCCCTGTGGGAGGCAAAAAAAATCCCCCAACCTTTTGTAAATATCATCTCACCTACATTTACTTTAAGCACGTAGCCACGGGTTGGGGGACAAGATCCTCTGCCGTGACTACGTGCTTTATATTTAAAATAAATATGTAAGTGAGAGGTGCAAAATTACAAATAATAATCGAAAAACAAAAAACATTATGCAATTAAAGAAAAATTATTTCCAAGTACCCCTACCATTTATGGGGCAAAAACGCAAGTTTATAAAAGATGTAAAGGCTATATTATCTCACTATAAGGATGATATAACTATTGTAGATTTATTTGGTGGTTCTGGCTTACTTTCGCACACTGCGAAGCAAGAAAAACCACTTGCAAAAGTCGTTTATAACGATTTTGATAATTACAGCAGACGTCTAAAGGCAATACCGCAAACTAATGAGTTACTCGCTAAAATTAGGGAGTTAACAAAGGAACTTCCAAGAGATAAAATGATTGCGAAAGACATAAAAGGAGCTATATTAGAAGTTGTGAAAGCTCATGAAGAGCAATATGGCTTTGTAG